ATAAAGGTTCTGGAAAAACACTTGCAGTTTTAAGTCCACTTGCTGTAGTAGCGTTTGCTAATAAAAAAGGCGAACCTTTAAAAACTAAAAAAGAAGCTTCGGATTTTGAAAAAGCTTTTAGCAAGGCACACAAGGCTGGTGAAGATACTTTTACTTTCAAAGGTAAAGAATTTACTACAGAAGTTCGTAAAGGTAAAGCTGAAGGCTCTATTATTTCAGAAGAAGATGAAGCATCGGATAGGGCTAATAGAAAAGCAAAGCATGCAGAGTATAGAAGTGGCCCTCGTTTTGGTGAGTTAGTTACTCAAGGTAAAAGCGAAGCAGAAGCAGAACAACAAGTAGAAGCAGAAGCCGATGAACAGTTTGGAGATGCTTATAGTTTTATGTCTCCTCAAGAAAAAGCTGAACTTGCTAGACAGTCCCAAGCTGAAGAAACCCGTAGAAGGGACAATGAGGCTAATGCAAATTTTTATCGACAAGGCAGAGCAGAAGGCTCTCTAATGATGCCAAAAGAAGGTATGCCAGTAGATACATACGACAACATTCCTCCAGAAGAAATGGAAGAAGCAATGGCTTCACAGCTTCCAGACGATGAGATGGAAGATGATTATTTTAGCTACGTCATAGATGAATCCCTTGACGATGATGAACAACAATATTTAGCAGGTGTATTACAAAACGATCCAAGACTATCAGATATATTGGATAAAGTAATTACAGTTGCTTCAGAGTTTTCAGGTGCTGGCGAAGTTGACGGCCCTGGAACTGGTGTATCAGACTCTATCCCCGCTCGTCTGAGTGATGGAGAGTTTGTTATTACCAAGAAAGCAACCGACCAGATAGGTGCAGACAATCTCCAAGTAATGATGGATGAAGCTGAACGTGCCTACGATGGCGGTTATCAAATGAAGGCTATTGGCGGTTATATGGAAGAAGACCCAGAAGAGCAAGATTCACCCCTCTCTCAGACAGACGAGGAAATCAAGAAGCTTATGATGGGTGCCAATAAGATGCCTAGCCTTCGATAATTTTTACGGCTACCTTGGTAAGACAAGCCCCATAAACTTGACGGAGTTAATATGGCTACCTTGCAAAGACACAAGCCCCGTAATGGAGATTGAAGATGTCAGAAGTACAAGAAGAAGTTAGTAACCCTTACAATGCTAGAAAGGAATGGCACACAGCAGATGCGCCAAGTCAAGGTTCAGCAGACGGGTTATTTTTTGAGCGACCACAGGCTACCCTCGAAGAAGAGGCCCCTGAGGAAAAAGAACCTCGAAAAAGAACTAACTATAAGAAAAGATACGATGATCTAAAAAAACATTATGATCAGAAACTTTCTGAATTTAAGCAAAAGGAACAGGAACTTTTAGCGCAAGCTAGGGCTGCTGAACCACAGTATCAACCACCTAAAAGTGTAGAAGATATTGAAAGCTTTAAAGAAGAATACCCTGATTTGTATAACACTGTTGAAACTGTAGCACATATGCAGAGTCAACGACAGGTTGCAGATCTAGAAGCACAGCTACAGTCCATGCGTCAGCGTGAGTCTGAAGTAATGCGACAAGATGCTGAACTTACGTTGAGAGAACGTCATCCAGACTTTGAGGACATCAGAGGAGATGAAAGTTTTCACGCATGGGCAGAAGAACAACCTGAGCAAATACAAGATTGGATTTATAATAATCCTGATAATGTTGCATTAGCATCAAAAGCTATTGATCTTTATAAATTAGAAACTGGCAAAAATCAATCAAAACAACAGCCCAGAAAGCAGTCTAGGGCATCAGCGGCTGACATGGTTTCAACTAAAACAACCAATGTCGATGCTGGACAGCCTAAAATCTGGACTGAACGGGAAATAGGAGCTATGTCTTTAGACCAGTTTGATAGATTTGAAGAAGATATTAAACAAGCAATGGTCGAAGGGCGCGTAGTTCCATAATTAAATTTGTGTTCTTAGGAGAATATTAACATGGCTTATAATCAATCAGATCAGTTTTTTGAACCATCAACAGATACCAATGCTAACTTTGGTAACTCTGTTTCAGGACAGAACAATTCGTTCTTCCTACCTAAAGTTTATTCCAAGCAGGTACTAAACTTTTTCCGTAAGTCTTCTGTAATTGAAGCAATCACTAACACTGACTATGCTGGCGAGATTGCTGCATTCGGTGACAGTGTACGGATCATCAAAGAGCCTACGATTACTGTTTATCAGTATGAGCGTGGTCAAGATGTAACAGCTACTAAGCTGACCGACCAAGAAGTAACAATGGTTGTAGATACAGCTAACGCATTTAAGTTTATCGTAGATGATATTGAAACCAATATGTCTCACGTTAACTTCCGTGACGTTGCAACCTCTTCAGCAGCTTACGCATTGCGTGATGCTTTTGACGAAGGTGTATTAGCATCTATGTTCAGTGGTGTTTCAGCAGCTAGTCCTAATCATATTCTTGGTTCTGACAATGCTACTGACCTTGCTGCTGGTACTTTTGACGGTACTGGTAACTTAGACCTTGGTTTTGCTTCAGGTGAGCATGACCCTCTAGATATTATGGCACATATGGCGCGTTTGCTAGATGAGTCTAATATCCCAGAAGAAGGCCGCTGGTTTGTTGCTAGTCCTGAGTTCTACGAAGTACTTTCAAGCTCTAACTCTAAGCTACTGTCTGTAGACTACAATGCTGGTCAGGGTTCAATCCGTAATGGTTTGGTAAGTTCTGGCAAGCTTCGTGGTTTTGATATGTACAAGTCAAATAACATTCCTTCAGTATCTAATGCTGCTGGTCAATGTATGGCTGGTCATATGTCTGCTACGGCTACGGCTCAGACAATCACAAGCACTGAAGTCATTCGTGACCCAGATAGCTTTGGTGATATTGTACGTGGTCTTCACGTTTACGGTGCTAAGGTACTGCGACCAGACGCTCTGGTTTCAGCCTTCTACGGTATCGACTAGACCTTTTAGGATGGGGCTGCTTCGGTGGCCCCTTTCCTTTTTTATTGGAGATAAAAATGCCACAGCTTGGTTCAGATGCAAAGCCTATGATGTTAAGAAGTACTATTGCTGGTAAAGGCAGTAGAGTTCGTAAAGGTAGTAACTATGCACGTTACAAAGATAATTTTGATAAAATTTTTAATAAAGACTCTGACCCTGAATGCTCAACAGAGTTAGAAGGTGCTAGAGCAATTAGTAAAACTTTTTCAATGGGGCAAGATTAATGAAGTATAAAGAAAATAAATATACAGGCAGAAACCTTATGATGAGTAAAGGAAGTAAGGTTAAATATAATAAAGGTGGCTATGCTTCTGTACAAGATATGGAAAAGATGTGTGGCAGTAAGACTGTCAAGCAGTCAGTAAAATGAAAGTAGCTGCACCTAAGGGTTATCATTGGATGAAGGCTGGTAAGTCTTATAAGCTTATGAAAGATCCTAAAGATGGTTTTAAAGCGCATAAAGGTGCAAGTAAGTCAGCAACCTTTGAGATTCAAAAGGCACATAAATAATGGCAACATATCTAGAGTTAACTAATGAACTCCTACGGGAGATGAATGAAGTAGAGCTTACAAGTTCTAACTTTACTTCTGCTGTGGGTATTCAACAACACGTTAAAGATGCTATCAACAGAGCATATCTAGATATAGTTAATGAAGAACCTCAATGGCCTTTTCTTGCTGCTGACCTTAGCGGTGAAACAGATCCTATGTACGGTAATGTATATGTAGAAACAGTAATAGGGCAGCGTTGGTATACACTGAAACCTACTAGCTCTTCTCTTACTACTGACTATGGCTATATTGATTGGAATAACTTTTACTTGACTACTGTTGGCGTTACTGATGAGACTGCCCCTTATATAGCACGTAACCTAAGATTTATGTCTACAGATGACTGGAAGGACTACAGAAGAATCTCTGAAAACCTAGACGATGCAGATTCTCAAAACTATGGTGTGCCTAACAGTGTGATTAAAAGTCCAGACAATCGTAAGTTTGGTTTAAGTAACATACCTGATAAAGTTTATCGTGTATGGTTTTATGCTTATGTATTACCTACAGAGCTTTCAGCTTTCAGTGATGAAACTGTATTCCCAAATACTTATAAGCCTGTATTACTTAATAGATCTAGATATTATATTTATCAGTTTAAAGAAAGCCCACAGTTTTCAGCATTTGCTTTAGAAGATTACAAGCGTGGCTTACGTCTAATGAAGAGTAACTTAATGACTCCTAATCCGGGCATACTTACTGATGATCGCATGAGGTTTGTTTAATGTCACAGCCGTTTGGTCTATCAGCTAAAGGTGGTTTATACACAAGCCTTAACCAGCTTGAAATGCTTCAGCAACCCGGTATTGCTTCTAAGCTTGTAAACTTTGAAGTAGATATTAATGGTGGCTATAGGCGTGTGAATGGCTTTAATGCTTTTGGCGGTACTAGTGCTGCACGGCCTAATGGTGATACTAAAATATTAGGTATTAGAGGCTATGCTGATGGTGTAATAGTTTGTGCAGGTACTGGTATATTTTTTAGTCAGGATGGTACTTCTTGGATTTCTATATCTAAGTCTAGTGTACACAGCAGTGGTGACAACTACTCTACTTTTACAGGCCGTACAGATTTAGCACGTACTAATCAAGCAGTAACTAGCTTTGCATTCTTTGAAGGTCTTTCAGACTATGGTGAAATTATTATATGCGATGGAGTAAATAAGCCTTATTTCTTCAGAATGGAAGGTACTGGTGTTTTAACTTCTCGTACTTTCTTTGCAGGTGAAATTACTGTTTCTGGCTCTGTTGCTCCAGCAGTAGGTACTATACACGATAAGCACTTAGTGGTTGCTGGTGCAGGTTCTACATCTAATACAATTTATTACAGTCACACAAATGATCCTGATAACTTCTCAGGAACTGGTGCAGGTTCTATTGTACTTGAAGACCAAGTAGTAGGACTAGCTAGTTTCCGTAGTGACTTAATTATCTTTTGTCGTAATAGTATTTTTAAACTTTTAAACATTAATGATTCTAATAATATTACTGTTCAACCTATTACAAAGAACGTAGGTTGTTTAAGTGCTGGCAGTATTCAGGAAATTGCAGGTGACCTTTTGTTTTTAAGTCCTGATGGTCTAAGAACTGTTGCAGGTACAGCACGTATCGGTGACGTAGAGCTAGGCGCAGTAAGTAGACCTATACAATCTGTAATACAAAATATTGCAGAAAATATTGATAACTTAACTATTTCTAGTGTTGTACTAAGAGATAACTCTCAGTATAGATTATTTTATAACTCGCAAGGAACAGCTAATTCTTCTTCTAGAGGCATTATAGCTACATTAACAAGTGAAGGCTTTCAGTACTCAGAGATAGAGGGTATTAAAGCAACAGCAATAACTTCAAACTTTGGAGCAGATGGTATTGAAAAAACATGGCATGGAGATACTAATGGTTATATTTATAATCATAATATAGGTAACTCTTATGACTATGGTGGCTCTCCTTCAAACATAACAGCGTCTTATCAGACACCTAACTTAGACTTTGGTGATGTAGGTACTAAAAAGACTATGCGCTATGTCAGGCTCTCAGTGAGTCCTGAAGGTGGTGTTCAACCTACATTACGTGTACGTTATGATTATGAAGATCCTACAATTGCACAGCCTTTAGACTATCTTTTAGACAGCATACCTCTTCCTAGTATTTTTGGATCAGGTATATTTAATACTAGTGTATTTGGGGCTACGCCTGATCCTTTAGTACGCCAAGCAATTCAAGGTAGCGGTCACACTGTAAGTTTTATTATAACAAGTTCAGATACTAACGCACCTTATACTATTAATGGTCTTTATGTAGACTACACCCCTTCAGGTAGGAGATAATAAATGGCTCAGAGCTATACAAGACAAAGTACATTTTCTGACGGGGATACTATCACAGCATCTTTGTTTAATAATGAGTACAACCAACTTTTAAATGCTTTTAAATATTCAGCTACTTTAAGCACCACTGGTCACAGACATGATGGTACTGATGGTCAAGGTGGTAATGTATTTAAGATTGGTGACTTAGACTTTCTTAACAAGATTGAAGCAGATAGTACTAATAACCGTTGGGGCTTTTATGTACAAGTTTCTAGTGCTGCTGTAGAACAGATACGTATTCAAGACGGTGCTATTGTACCTGTAACAGATAATGATATTGATCTTGGTACATCTTCTTTAGAGTTTAAAGATTTATTCTTAGACGGCACAGCCCACGTAGATACTTTAGATGTAGACGCAAATGCTACCGTTGCAGGTACTCTAGGCGTTACAGGCGTTACAACTCTTTCAGATAATTTAAGTGTAGGCGGCAACCTTACAGTAACAGGCAATGCAACTATTGCAGGTAACTTAACTTTTGGTGATGCTGCTACAGATACGGTAGCTTTCAGTGCTGATGTAGCCTCTAACTTACTACCTAGTGTTGACAATACTTATGACTTAGGTGCTTCAGGATCTGAGTGGAAAGACTTATATATTGATGGCACTGCTAATATTGACAGCCTTGTAGCTGACACAGCAGACATTAACGGCGGTACTATTGATGCTGCTAATATTACTGTAGGGTCTGGAAAGACTCTAGATGTCTCAGCAGGTACGTTTACACTTGCAGATAATCAAATTTCTGGTAATAAAGTAGAAGGCGGTACTATTGCTGCTACTACTATTACAGACCTGACCTTTGGAAGTCTTGATGATGGCACAATCAACATCACAGCTTTTGTTGATGAAGATAACATGGCTTCTGATAGTGCAACACTTGTACCTACTCAACAGTCTGTTAAGGCTTATGTAGACTCTCAAGTTACTGCACAAGATTTAGATGTAACCACAGACTCTGGAACTATTGCAATTGATTTAGATTCAGAGACTCTTACAGTTTCTGGAGGTACTGGTCTTGACTCTAGTGCTACGGGTAATGCTATAACAGTAGCTATTGACTCTACTGTAACTACCCTCACAGGCTCTCAGACGCTCACTAACAAGACTTTAACTAGTCCTGACATTAATACTCCAGACATTGATGGAGGTACTATTGATGGTACTGTAATTGGTGGTGCTACTCCTGCCGCTGTTTCTGCTACTACTGTTGCTGCTTCAGGTAATATTACTGTGGGTGGAACTGTTGATGGGCGTGACGTAGCTGCTGACGGTACTAAGCTAGATGGTGTAGAGGCTAGTGCAGATGTGACTGATACAACTAATGTAACAGCCGCTGGCGCATTGATGGATTCTGAAGTAACTAACCTTGCTCAAGTAAAAGCATTTGCTTCTTCAGACTACGCTACAGCAGCACAAGGTACTAAAGCAGATGCTGCTCTACCTAAAGCTGGTGGTGCTATGACAGGTGCTATCACAACTAATAGTACTTTTGATGGTCGTGATGTAGCTACTGATGGTACTAAACTAGATGGAATTGAAGCTAGTGCTGACGTAACAGACACAGCTAATGTAACTTCTGCTGGTGCTTTGATGGACTCTGAGCTTACTGCTATTGCGTCTGTTAAGGCTTTGAACCAAGGTGTAGCTACAAGTGATAGTCCTTCATTTACTAACTTAACTTTAAGCGGTACAGGATCTGTTAAGGTTCCTGCTGGTACAACAGGTCAAAGAGACGGTAGCCCTGCTGCTGGTATGTTTAGGTACAATAGCAGCCTAGAGCAGTTTGAAGGCTACACAGACGCTTGGGGATCTATTGGTGGCGGTGGTGGTACTAATACATTCACTGCTGATAGCTTTACTGCTAATGGCTCTACAACCGCATACGCCCTAAGTCAAGTAGTAAGCTCTGAGGATAATCTACTTGTATTTATAGATGGTGTATTCCAACAGCAAGATGCTTACAGTATTGCTACATCCAGTGGTACAACTACACTAACCTTTAGTGCTGCTCCTGCTAACACAAGAAAGATTCTTATTTATTCTATAGCTGCTGCTGTATCTGGGTCTAACCTCAACATAGACAGTATGACAGGTGATGGTTCTGATACTACACTTACGTTATCTATTACACCTGTAAATGAAAATAATACACAAGTATTTATAGACGGTGTGTATCAAAGCAAGTCAAACTATAGTATCTCTGGAACTACCTTGACGTTTTCTACGGCTCCACCTACTGGTACGGCTGTTGAGGTTATGACGTTCACTCAGACAGACATAAATGTACCCGTGGATGGGACTATAACGTCTGCTAAGTTGTCTGGTGCTTTGGTTACCCCTAGTAATTTAACTATTGGAGGCACACTTTCTCTTCCAAATGCTAACGCTACCAATGAAATAAGTTTCACTGGAACTGAGTTTACCAACGTCCTATCCGCAACAACCGGTGGGTTTCAGCTTGGTACTACTGGCGCTGGTTATTTAGCATTCTTGACTAACAACGCAGAACGCATACGCATAGACAGTTCAGGCAACGTGGGAATCGGTAGAAGCTCCAACATTGATTACCTGCTAGATGTTCAAAAACCCGCAGATGCCTATATCCGTATTTCTTCTTCAACATCTCAAGAAAACGCAGGTATTATTTTAGCGAATCAAAACACCACAAAGTGGACAATTGAAAAAGATACGTCAGCACATCAGTTGTTTGTAAAGTCTGCCTCTGTTACAGCAATGACGATTTCTCAGGCAGGCAACGTGGATATTGGCGGCGTGGGCAACATTTCACCTTCAGGTCCTCGGTTTGTAATTTACGGCACTGGCTCTAGCGGGGCGGGTATTTATTTTGGCTCTAACGTGTTGCTACCCGCTACTAATGTAGGAGGGTTATCTGACGATATTGTTGATTTAGGGCAAAGCAATTACAGGTATGACAACATTTATGCGACTAGTGGCAGCGTCAACACTTCTGACCGCAATGAAAAGCAGGACATTGAAACACTGTCTGACGCAGAGCAGCGTGTCGCTGTTGCTTGTAAAAATCTTTTGCGTAAGTTTCGCTGGAAGTCTGCCGTAGCAGAAAAAGGCGACAACGCTCGTATTCACTTTGGAATCATCGCACAAGACCTACAAGACGCATTCACTGCTGAAGGTTTAGACGCTGAACGCTACGCAATGTGGTGTAGTGACACATGGTGGGAGACTCAAACAGAAGTAGCTGCTGTAGAAGCAACTGAAGATACTGAGGCCGTAGACGCTTACACCCGCACAGATACTTATGATACAGCAGAAGAAGCACCTGAAAGAGCAACTGAACGAACACGCTTGGGTGTCAGGTATAACGAACTTCTAGCCTTTATCATTTCAGCTATTTAAGGAGAACAACTAATGGCTTTAACAGAAATCCCTATAGAACTGTCAAGTACTCCAAGTATTGTGGACGGAGGTAATGCCACTGCTATAACTATTGATAGTAGTGAAAATGTGTTGGTGGGTACTACTTCTACCGCTGTATCAAGTTCAACAGGCTCTGTGACGGGTACTGTTGTTAATAACTCAGGTTTGTTTGAAGCGGCTAAAACTGGCACAGTGATGGAGCTGAACCGTCTTACCGCAGACGGGAAAATACTTAACCTCCGCAAAGACGGCACAACCGTAGGTAGTATTGGTACTTCTGGTAGCCAGATTTATATTGGTACAGGTGCTTCAGGTCTATTCTTTAACTCCTCTACTAATCAGATATATCCCTTAAACACTTCTACACAAGCAAATGAAGACGGCACACAAGATTTAGGGCGTACTACAGCTCGTTTCAAAGACCTCTACCTCTCAGGCGGTGCATTCCTTGGTGGTACTGGTGCGGCTAATAAGCTGGAAGATTATGAGGAAGGTACATGGACTCCAACGGATGGGAGCGGAGCTAGTTTAACTCTAGGTGCTACAAATAATAGGTATACAAAAGTAGGAAGACTTGTAGTTGCTTCTGTAAGGTTAACATTTCCAACCACATCAAGCACAGCTTTAGCACAGGTAGCTTTACCATTCACAGTAGATTCAAATGCTATCTCTTCTGTTTCTGGAGGAGTTTGTACTGAACAAAATTATGATTCAGACATTACACTTACTGCTGCAATTAACGACAATACTAGAGTTATATTTAGGAAACGTGGGGCTAGCGGATTAACTAATGCTAACCTTTCTGGAAAAATATTAAGATTTACTGTGACATATCACGCAGCATAAACAATTACGCCTAGTGGATTCTAGGCACAGACAGTCCATACCAACAGGAGATAAACATGGCACTTTCAGAAACAACAGTACAAGACAAGATTGAAGTAGTAGACTGCGGAGGCTGGAAAGTTATCCAAGTCCGTACAGCTACGGTAATCAGCAGAGATGATGTAGAGATCAGTAGGTCATTCCACCGTCACACAGTAGGCCCAACAGACGATTGGTCTGGTGAATCTACAGAGGTTCAGGCCATGTGTGATACATTCCATACTACAGAAGCTATTGCAGCTTACAATGCTGCACAAGCCGCTCAAGGAGTTTAAGCATGGCTTTAACTAAAGTAACAGGTGGCCTACTAGGAAACCTCCCCACAGGCACAGGTAACGTAGCAGTAGGTGATACAGCACTTGATAGTATTGAATCTGGTGCTCAATACAACGTAGCCATTGGTAGTGCTGCGGGTACTGCAATTACTACGGGCGTTCGCAACACGCTCATTGGCAACGCAGCGGGTGATGCTTTAACAGATGCTGATTTTAACGTAGCTATTGGTTACAACACACTTACAGCAGACACTTTAGGCAGTGGTTCAGTAGGGGTGGGGTATAAAGCTCTTACCGCACAAAACTTTACTTCGGCTACAGATGCTTACAACACAGCAGTGGGCCATGTAGCAGGAGCATCAATCA